CTCGGTTGCGTTTTCTAATTGTAAAAAATCATTTAAATTTTTCATCTCGTCATTTTTAGTTATAAAATTATTTGCCATTTCATAAAGGGCCTCGACGTTATTACTTATTAGTAACTCCGGCTTAACTCCTTTAGTCTCCTCAATTTCGTCAAAAAGTCCCATTTGTAAAGCCTCCGACGCCGTTAAAACCGTTTCTTTTCCGAGTAAGCTGTTAACTTGTTCGTCGGTTAAGTTGGTTTTAGCTCTTATCATTGTTTTTAAGCTCTCAAGCATCTTGTTTAAAAGGTCCGCCTCTACTTCTTTGCCTTTTGGGACTTGCGGCCCGTGAGCGTGAAAAAGAGCGTAGTCTTTTATAATACGATAGTCTCCCGCTTGGGATATAATCCCGGCCATACTCGCCGCGATACCTATAACCTTAGTAACCGTTCTAAAAGGAGCGTCTTTAATAGCTGCGAAGATACTAAAACCCTCTTTGATGTTTCCGCCCGGGCTGTTTATCTCGATAACAACCTCCTCGACTCCCGCCTCCGCTAAATAATCCATTTCTCGAGCAAAGTCCGCGCCGTTAATACTTTGGCCGTTCTCGCCGCCAATAGGACGGTTTAAACTCATTTTAGCGGTTTTTTTGCCGACGATGTAGTTATTAATATAGCGAAAATTTTCCATACAAGGGTAAAAATAACTATTTTTATAACCTTAACCCGTTCCTTACGGTAAGTAATTGGACCAAAAAGGACCATAAAATATAATAAAGTGGCTGTAAAAATAGAGGTAAAAGCTTGGATTCACGGGAGACGCCGTATGTTATTCGAGAGACTAAAAAGCAAAAAGGAGGCCAATACGGCCGCCCTTTTGCGTGAAATTATAGATTATTATTTCGATAACCACCCGGACGTTAAGCCTTAAGGCGTTACGTTTAGGAAACTTGAGTCGTAAGTATAGACGTCTCCGCTTGGAGGTGTATCGCTACCGTAAACAATTGCGTTAATTATTAAAATAGGGTTTCCGGACAAGTGAGCCCAACCCGCCGCCGGCTCTTGGATTCTGATGTCTCCCGTTGTGTTTATACTCAATTTTGGAAGCTCTTTAGATTGATCGCTCCACCCCGCGAAAATACCCACGCTCGTTCCGGTACTTATAGAGTGAGAGCTTAACGTCGCTAAACGTACATTAGACCCCCCTCCGATAGTAGCGGAGTTAATTTTTAACCCTCCTCTTATCTCTGTAACATTACCCTTTAAAACTCTTGAAACTAAAAACGGCATAGTCGTCGCGTCGTAAGAGACGAAAGTATTTAAACTGCTCGCAGAAACCCAAGACGGCTTGTATAACTGCGCTCCAATGTTGATAATACCGAGAGCCGCCTCCTTAGTAAAATAGCTTTCCGCTATTGCTTGAGTATTAACTCCGCAACATATAACAACGACCTCGGTCCCCGCAACGATAGCGGTCCCCGCCGGCATCGTAACGCCTTGCGCCCCTATGTTTGCCGTCTCTACCGTGCAACCAAAAGACGTAAAAATCTGTTTATTACCTCCGTCGTTAAAAACTCGACTAACCGTAGTCTCCGACCCTTTGAAAAGGTAAATAAGGCCCGCGTTTGTTGGTCCGGTGTTGTAAGTCCCGCCGGGAAAGTAACAAACCTCTCCGCCCGAGTAAATAAAGCCCTCGCTAATTACCGGGTTTTGTGGATTGGCGTTATTGTACTCGCAACCGCTTAAGATTAAACCGTTTTTAAAGTTAGCCGCTAAAGGATTGCCTACTCCTTGGTAGTATAATAAGGCCGGCAACTTGCTGCGGTAATATTCAAGCTCGTTTAATAAGTCCGCTCTCGCGTTCTCTTGTAGTGTAATAATATCGTCGGCCAATATCGGAGCTCCTCCGCTATTCATTTCGCCGCTGCCTATTACTTTAAACCTTGGTTTTTTTGTTTTTAGTGCCATAAAATTAATATTGTACGATTGTGTAAAAAGTTGAATAAGGTCTTAGTCGGTCGACTTGCTGCTTAATTGCCGCCTCTCCGACTGCTGCATAAACCGCCGTAGGAACGTAAACCACAAAATTACGGTTATTAGTTACCTCCGCTTGGTTGTAAAAATAGGCGGGAGTTTGTCCCTCCGAGGCATTATAAAGAGTAAAAGGAGGCAAAGCCTCCGACTCATTAAAAAATATGTTTGGAGTAACGTTGTCCCCGCTGTTATCAATGTAAATAAAAGGCGCCGATATAACCGAAAAAGCCGCGTTAAGTACCGACTCCATTAAAATACGTTGCCCGTTGTGCTTCGTGCGGTCTATAATATCCGGTTTAAACACGTCGAACGTATCAACGTGCAAAGTATTTAAAGGCTCTAAGTTAGCCCCTAAAAACGCCTTAGTTATAGGCTCCCGCTTATCCGGCGGGAGGTAATCCGTGGCGAAGTCGTTCCAATTTATAACGTAAACGCTCATATATTAAGAGTTGGGGATTAAGTCGTCCGTAAAATAGTCGATTTCGTCGTCCCAAGTGTAACCGCTCGCGTCCTCTAAAATAGCGTAACCCGCCGCCGTTTCGACTTGAGTATTAATTAAGACGCCACCCGGCGCCGGAGTTGAGAAGTTTCTTAAAAAAGGACCTCCGGAGTAGTCGCCAACTAAAGCCACCCCCTCGATAGCTTGCAAGCGATCAATAAGTGTCGACCTTACGACAATCCCGTTAAAGTTGGTTGTCGATATTTCTTTTAGGTAATTAGCCCCGGCCAAATTAACGGCCGTCTTTATTGCTGCTAAGTTATATTGTCTATAATAGTATATAGTAATCCCCACCATACGAACGCGGTCCGGCTGCTGACTTATTACGTCGATTGGAATACCAACAAAACCGATGCGAGAAAGGTAACCGCTTAACGATGTTAATTCCGCACCCGCTAAAGGCTCCAAGTTTCCGCCGCCGCTTGTCTTTGCTGCTTTCACTAAAGCGCGCCCGTTGGCTTGCTCCTTAACCGCCGCCGCTGTTACTATTCTCAATGATGCATTTACTACCGGATAAGTAACTCGTCCGTCGATAACTTGCACCACTTGAGGGCTCAAAGCGTCGTATTGAAACTCCAAAACTCGGCGTTGTAACCATTGAGCCGTGCCGGGAACTGCTTCCCTCGCTATTTGCTCGAGCTCCGCGCGGAAAAGGTCGTTTATTTGCTCCTCTGTTTCCAAAGCCGCCGCCACCACTCGAGTAACGAGTCGCCAAATAGCGACCGCGCTCGACGAGGTTAGCCCCGCGAGAGTTGCGTCCGCTTGTACCGCTGCGATTATTTCGGTTTGTATGTCGTCGATAGTTCTTGCCATTTGTTAAAATTTTAAACGTTGTCGCTTGTATTTTTTGCCGTTCTTGTTCCGTTATCCGTCGCCGGGTTTATTATCATTTGCATAGTAGCCCCTAAGGTAAGAGTTACCGCCGTGCCTTGGTCGACGTACTTCGAGGCGTCAATTACTCCCGTCTTGTAGTCTTGCACAAAAATATAGTAATTTGTTCGGTCCTCGTCCGTCTCCTCGTGTATTCTTGTAAAAGTTTTAACTCCTTCAATACTCCAACCTTGGAACTTTTCAAAAACCGTCTGCTTTAAGTCCAATATCTCGAGTACCGTCTTACTTATCGATAAACGGCTTGCCGTCAATTGGTCGGCAATGTAAAAGCGGACCGTTAAATCCTTCATTTGCTGAACTCCGGCCGTATAGTCGTTATAATCGGCCCCGTCCGGAAAAGAAACGAAAAGAGCGGGAAAACGAAAAGAGTCTATTTTCGCCGTGTCTTGTTTATTAAACTGATCGTTATAAAGGTCGACCGTCTTAAACTGCGGGAGCTCCGCCGCTATACGGTCCAAAATACCTTGTATTAAATCTCTTTGCATAAGGGTAAAATTAAAGTATTTTCTTAATCCTTCGCTCTATTAGTCTAACTATTTTCCTATTTAATACGACGCTTTCACCCATAAACTTACGCTTTGGCATTATAAAGCCCTTACCTCTCCCCGCACGGAGCCCGAAGTTATGAACGGAGGCGTAAACATTGGCCGGCCCCTTTATACCTATAACAACGCGCGAAGCCGATAAGCTTGTCCTCGCTATACTCTTGTAAAGTTTAGCGCCGCCACCCTTTCCAACAAGTAAGTTACGCCCCGGGTCGAGGTTACCCTTTCTTGGCTTCCATTTTTCCGTGGCCCTATCCAAGAAACCTTGGCGCCCGGTTATATTTTCTTGAAAAAATTGGACGGCCTCCTCCGCTGCGAGGATAAGGATTTTTTTAACCTCGGCCTTTGCGAGCTTTTGGTCCTCCCTTAGTTGGGGGCCTAACTTATTGCGCTTGGCCATTTTTTTTAGGTGTAAAAAAAACGTCGTAATCTTGTCCGCTTAAAACTTTATTGTGTTTTTTTTTGTTTTCGATTATTTCGATAGGTATCTTTTTAAAAGCTAAACATTCATTGGCTTTTATTTGATAAACACATTTATTACATTGAGGCTGTTCAGTATAAGTGTCTTTTTCAACTATTGCGCTCATATCTCTGTTATTTTTACAATTAAAGTTTTATCGTCTACTTCGACAACTTCGTCAATATTAAATAAAGTCTTTTTATTAAACAAAACTTCTTTCTCCTCGGGCCAAACTGAAACGCTACTTATATCGACTCCGCTTTTTCCGTTTACCTCAAAAGAAATTTTAAATTCCCCTTTCTCCTCTAAGAATTTACTCTTAACTACCGATAAATCTTTACTTGTACTAAAAAAAGCTTCGTCAAAAAAAGCTTTCCCATTAAAACGGTCCGCGTAGTCCGTAAATTTTTCGTATGAGTCAAAAGCCAAACCTCTAAAAGACTGCCCGACAAATTTCGGCGCCTCGTCAAGTTGTTTACTTATTAAATCGATATGTGTTTTTAAAGCGGGTTGTATATCTTCAAAGCCTTTTCTGCCTCTTAAGTGTCCGTTTATTTCGGTATATGTGTCCGCCGTGTACCACCCCAAAGCCTCACGTTCATCGCTTGCGGAGTCCGTCCCCGGTTTGTATTTCTTTTTCTCAAAATAGTCCTCAACATTTAAATTATCTAATTGCTCCGACTTTGTTAAATCTTTAGGCTCCGGTAAATTAAAATTTTCTTTTTGAGCTTTCTTAAACTTCTTAGGGACTTTAAAATAAGGGTGCTCTTTACCGAAAACCTCGACGCCCGGATTATTTTTCATATAGTCGGGAGTTTGTAGTCCTTTACCGTCCGTCTCCTTTTCAATACGTGCCGCGATAACGTCGTCCGGCGTCTCGATAGCCTCCTCGACTTGCTTTAAATCACAACGGCAATTCCAACCGTTAAGCGGCGCGTTTTCCTTCCAAAAAGGAGAGTCGAAACGCTTAACGACGCCGTTTAAAGCTTTATGCGAAGATCTAACTCTCTCGTCTCCGGCTGTTACATAACGCAAGAAAGGAAAAAGCTCCGCCTCCTCCTCGAACTGCTTCCATTTGTCCGCCATTTGCCCCGACGCGGTTGCGTGGTTTATTTCTGACCTTAAATAATTTACATTGTATTCTCCAAAAGTCTTTTTAGCAAACTCTTTATATTCTTTAAAAGTACGTTTTTCGCCTTTTTCGTTTATTAAAAAACGGCTCATTTCTTCAATCTCGCTAAAAGTTTTTGCCCCCGAAAACGTCCATATATTTTTACGCAATGTGTTTATATATTCCGGGTCTCTTATTGTGCTAAGGGTTAAATTAGAGCTTAACCCTTCGTAAAGTCCTTTTTCTATTCTTTTGCCAATCTCTAAATATAAAGATTCCGGAAGATTTTCCACCGTGTAAAGGCCGGAATATACTCCCGCGATTATCTCCTCGACGTACTCGTCGGACCACTCCGGGAGAGGTGTCTCCTCGTAGTCCAACACGTTACAAACGTGGTCGCTACTTGTCGAGGTAAAAGCTTCGTAAATACTCGCTAAAGTCGTTTTTTTTTTAATTGAGTTTTCCAACTCGTCGCCCTCGGCGCTATCTTCGTCCTCCTCCTCTTTTTCTCCTTTGGGGCCTTTAGGTCCCTCCGGTTTTTCGTCCTCCTCCTCCTTTTCGTCTATTGGCGTCCCGTAAGTATCTGTAAGGTACTGCTTAGGAACGTTAAAACCCAACTTAATAAGCTCCGAGTCAATTTTAAACTGCTCGGCTTTCGTTGTGTTTTCCGTGTCGTCAAACATAAAGGCCCCGGTAATATTAAAACCGTGGTACTTGTTCAAAAACGGGATAAGCTCGTCGTTAACCAAAGAGGTAATAAAAAAAGCGTCCTCTTTATTGATTGCTGCGCTTGTTCTCTCGTGCACCTCGCTTTGTGAGCGGCTGCTCCCGGCGTCCATTGTCATTGTGGACCCGAGTATTAACTTACTAACCTCCGAGTTAACTCTCTCGATTAGTTGATTATATACGTTGTGAGAGTCGGTTTTCCCGTCTCTTATAAACTCGAGAGTATCGGACTCGTCGAAAACTCCGAAAGCGTTTCGCCCCATATTTTCCAACATATCGAACATATTATCTCTAAGCTCTTTGTCTCTTATGTTTGTTTTACCGAGTCTAAAAGGAGCCCCGAACAATTCCGCGAACTCGGTCCACGACCCGATCGCGGTCTTTTTATAAATAATAAGCGGCGCCGCCTTCATTAAAAGGCCTAAGTCCGTCGGTTTACCTACTCCAAGGACCCAAGCGTCGTAAGGAGCCTCGTCGAAGTAAGCCAAGTCGTTTGAGCTGTAAGGCGTGAGTCTTACGGCGTTCTTTTGAGCGTAAACGTACTCGCGAGGGATTAACTCCACGCTCTTAAAACGTTTTCCTTTCAAGTCGCCAAACTGAATAAGGGAGTAACCAAAGAATTTAGACTCTAAAGCAAAGCGCAAAAAGTCCCTAAACCAAGGCGAAGTAAAAACCTCCGTCTCGTCCTTAAGCTCCTCCTTTTTATCGTCCACGACTTTAAAGTCCTTCGACGTTGTTCTTATAATACGTGAGTCAATAGACGCGCTAAGGTGAGCGTCGATAATAATATCGTTATAAACGCGAATAAGGTCGACCGCTACCGGGTTAAAAGGGTCCTCGAAGTTATTAATACCGATTTTCCAATCCTTTAACTCTTGGTTAAAGCGGTACATTTGTTGTCGGATAACCTTTTTTTCGAGTCTCTCGGCTTGCTTATTGGGCTGCTCGATAGGCTGCTTTTTAGCATTTTTAAATATATCTAATAATCCCATTTCTTAATAATTTTGAGAGTCTTTTTTC